ATCTTTTAAAGCCTGAAAGGAATCAACCGTCGCCTGTATTCCTAGGTAAATTGTCTTAAACCCAGCCACCATGATGCGAACTAATTCCTCAGTTCCTTTGGCAACAGTCGCCATTACAATGATGGTACCGTTTAAAGCCTCTGCGAAATCTTTTCTCCAAGAGCCAGCGTTCTCACCAACTGTGGTAGTAAGACTTGAAACAATCTTTGTGATCTCATTCATTGCCGCAATGACTGCTGGGTTTTTTACAACTATGTCACCAAGAGCTTGAAATAAGTTACCGAATGAGTTCTGAAGACCAAGCAATGAGCCTGAGAATGTCTTCATTGCTCCGCCGGCAGCGCCTGAGAATCTTGACTCCAGCGTGGATAAAGTATTTGCGAAGGTTAAAGTCTTGTCCGCTGACTCGGCGATATTAATGCCGAACTTTTTAAACCCGTCGGTGTTTCCTTCAGCCGCTTTTCCGACCATCTTTGTAGCTGTGTTTAAATCAATACCAAGAGCCGCACTTAAATCTAATGCCGATTGTTGGGCTCTTTTTAAACCTTCAGCATCGAGCTTTGTCATCGAAGAAAGCATTGCTAGGTTTCCGGCTATCACGGCGTCATCAATTCCTGATAACTCCTCCATACCTCCGATCCAACTTTCTAGATCTTTCGAAGCTTCTGCCGAGAAATTTCCACTCATCGCTAGAGAGTTTGCAAGGCGGGTCATCTCCTGCTCGAACTGAGCCGACTCCATAATTCCTTCAGACATCATATCTTTAAGAGCGCCGAAAGCTTGAGATGCTAACTCAGCACCTTTAACTGCAAGATTGGCAAGAGTAGTTCCTGCAAATACAGTCATAACGTCGCCGAATTTATCTGTTTTCTTTGATGCTTGTTCTGTGAACTTTGAAATTGCGTCTTCCATTTCCTTAGAAGAACGCGCAGTTACTTTTGATGATTCGTTTAATGCTGATACAAGTTTGGCGTTATCCGCCTCGAGTCTTACAACTAGCTCCTCAAGAGTTGCCATCTAACCCGTCCATTCTTTCTCAAGAGCCGCAACATCTGATGCGGTCATTGGTTTCTCTCGCCCGAAAGCAGCGTTGTAAATTGGCCACCATTCCCCGAAGGTAAGATTCCAAAATGACTCCGGCGATAGGTTAAGCTTAGTTACTCCTATTGACAAAAGCAAATCCCAAGGCATTTCACTGGCCTTTGGAGGTTGATTTAATTTTTTTTTATAGTCTCTTCGCTAAGAGGAACTTGGGTCTTATCACCAGATGTGATTTTTGCGATAAATGTTAGGACAGCAACCGTTACGTTAACACCTTCGACCTGAACTAAATCCCAAATCTGTTCTAGTTTCAGATTCTTTTCGGCCTGACAGAAGTAAATTACTTTCGCCAAGTCAGTCAAAGCAGGCATCTTCTTTGAGGATAAGTTGTAAGCCAGCATCGGAAGGCCATAACCAAGAGCCGCCTCTAGGTTTGCACAGTTTTCAAACGTAGGTCGCAGGAGAATTTTCTCCCCCGCAACCTCTAACTCCATTTCATTTCTGAATTTATTCGCCATTAACAATTATGGGAACGCAAACACCACTACAGGTCCAGAACTTTCAGCACTCATTGAGTATTGACCTTCTGCATCGTAATCACCGCTTACTGATAGCTCAGAAATCTTGAAGCAACCTTCATAAAGGCGCTTAGATTTGGCATCCAGCAAAAGGATACAAGTGTTTGAGTTTGCAATGAAGTCAGTGAAGAACTCTTGAAATACTACCTCGTTAGTCCAAACACCAGAACCACTAACAGAAGCTGATCGAACACCAGCATTATCAAGTGTAGACTTCCACTCATTGCTGTCGGCATTTGTAACGTCAACGGCTTCTGAGCTAAATGAAAATTCTTTAGATCGAAGTCCGCCAAGGTTTCTGTAAATTAGAATATCCATTGCTGCTTCGGTATCATCAAAAATAATCGCTGATCCTCCCGGAGCTGCTGCGATAGTCATTGTTGTGGTAGTTCCAACAGTCAAAACTGTGTAGAAACTAACCAAATTTACAGTGGTATTTGTTCCTAGAGTTTTGAATTTCACAATGTCGCCAACTTTCGCGCCATGTGCTACCGATGTAGTAAGAGTTGCAGATGTCGCAGTTGATGCGCCAGAGAACTGTTTACATTTTTTAAGCAGTAAATCCTTACCGCCAACTTCATTTTGATCTGTATTACAAACTGCCATTTATGCCTCTCCTAATAAAAGGTTAAATATTTGAATTCCATGAACTGTAACATTATCACTATCAATGATTACATCGACGAATTGCGCGCGCAAGTTAATGATGTTCCAACCATCCACGCAGATGTTTTGTTGATTCAAAAGCCTGTCAATCTCAGCCTGGATTAGCTGGACTTGTTTTCGACCTCGACCTTGTTCTTGGTACCACACATGAATCGTAACCTGAGAAGACCAACCCCGGTGAGTGTGATTCGATCTATTTTCCATCGGGTTTTCACCAATCGTGACATATGGAAAAATCGGATACTCTGTCACCGCTGCCGAATCGTATACCTTTGAAATCAACGCCATCAGAGCAGTATCGCCTGTCAGTGTCTCGTAAATTACTTTCTGAAGTTCTAATGGTGCCCAGGTCACTCTTTAAACGCCTTTGTGAAGTTTGAAAAAGCCAACTCGTAAATCTTTGGTAAATCCTTAGAAACATTTCGAACCGCCACTGATAACCATGGCCTAGGAGCTATATCCTTGGTCCCAAACTCTAAATATGCCCCATACTTCAAATTGGTGCCCACTAAATAGGCAAGACCATCCTTCTCAACCTTGATTGATTGGATGAGCCTACCTGTGTCTGCGTTTGGAGGATCGCCAGGAGATGAAACATGCACGTCTCGTTTTGGGCCATAACGTGTGACTTTTTCGCCATCCCCATTTTCTGAAATTAACTTAACAGCCTCGTTGCGTACTTCTAATGCAGCAATTCCGTTGGCTTGGCTCATAATTTTATCCATATTTCTGGAAAAATCAGCGAACTTTGCAAACTTATTCTTCACGCTTACGCTGCCTGAGAACTTCACGACGCCACCCCTTCTTTCGCCTGTATCTTCATAAACCATCGGCGCTCATCGACCCGGGCAATAGAGTGAATCTGAAATACTCTGTTATTGAAAACTATTCTCATTCGTGGGCTCAGGCCTGTAGCGTTCCTGATATAAATATTGTGATCATAACGAGGGTTGATCGTCTGTGCTAAAACCGTCTCCATCCCGCTAGAAGGCTCGATCATTCCCCAAACCGTCATTACATCGGTCCAAGCAGTCGTGTTTCCACCCTGCCCATCATCAGTAGTCGTCTGATCTTGGAATAAAAGCCTATGTCTTAGGTCTGAGATGGTTGGGTTCTTCACATTAGCCAACCTTTAGTCGTCTATATGGTTCTAAAAGAGCCATGCTGGTCACTGGCATTGCTATTTTCTCATCACCACGGTTCTCATATAGGATGCCAACATAATCGAGCACAGCCTGTTTAATGTCGTTTGGAAGCGTGGCAGCATCGGCCGCAACCCCGGCCACAAAAGTAATCTCGATACCATTGACCTTGCGAAGAACAGTAGTCGGCCAAACACCGCCCATTTTTAAGGCAATTCTACCGTATGGACCAGATGCGTCTAGAACGTAATTGGCTGGATCGAATAAAACTGCCACGCCGTCGTCACCGTATGTATTGAAAGTTGTCACTGAAGTCATGGGTCCTGTCATAAGTTCGATATACGTTGCTGGCATATTGAAGGTTGAAATTGACCCGTCTCGAACTCCATCCCACCACAGGTTGTTATCCTGCATGGGCCAAAAATCCATGAACTGTCGCCATGTCTGGGAAATAAATCTCTGATCTGTGTACTGCTCAAGACGTAGGCGTGCCGCCTTGATCATTGTCGCTATTCTGGAATCCTCAAGACTTCCGTCGACTCTTAGATAATCTTTTGCCTCTGTTACCGTTACCGGTTCTTCGGCTGGAGATGTCACTAATTTTAGGCTTTGAGCCATCTTTTGAATCCTCCATCTCAAGAGCCATGCCGTTTTCAATTAATGCCTTGGCATCTTCTTTCATCAGAGTGTACCCGAAACCGGAAATCAAAACTGATTCAAAGCCTTCTGGCATAACTGCATAAGAATTTGTGAGCATGTAAACTTGTTTTGTCATAAATAAAAAGTAAGGGCCGTTTTTTAAATTTCCTCCGACGGCCCTTTTGCCCAACACCGTGGCCGGAATCTTACAGGAATAAGAAACCGGCTTTGGTAGTTAAGGACAATTATTGAGGAGGCATCAATTCTGGTTTATTAGAAATCGCTACAACTGAAAGCGGAGCTGTAACCGTTCCAGTTTCAACGATGTTCAAACGCGCGTATCTTTTACCACCACGGTATTCAACCAAGTGTGATTTAGATTCTTGCGTTGCTTGGTCATTAAGTACCAAAGGTGCAGGCGCGGTGCCTTCGTAAACCTGAGTTACATCTGTCCAAGTGCTGTTATCGTCAGACTCTTGCAAGTTCACAGTCAGGTAGTTTGAACCACTGAATGCGAATGATCCAACCGCGAGCACGAAGCCAAGTGAATTGATATCTTTGCAGTCAACACTTGAAGTTGCCGCAGTTGCCGCGAACGAAGATACAGGAGCCAACACCATTTTATGATATGTCTTTTGTTTTAAATTCTTCCACATAGTCTTATCCTCCTACTACGCTGATACTTTTAAGAGTTTAAGTGCTTCGAAATTCTTAATTCCGCCGCCGACTCTTTTGGTTGTATAGAAAAGAACGAATGGCTTAGAAGAATACGGGTCACGTAGAGTTCTGATGCCGATTCGATCCACGATTTGGTAAGCTTGCTTCATATCACCGAAAGCAACAGGAAGGGCAGAAGCCGCAACCGATGGCATATCGTTGAACTCAGCAATGTTGAAACCAAGAATTGATCCTGAAGTGTTGCCATCAAGACCTGGAGCCCACAAATAACGGTTTTGGCTGTCTTTGAACTTTCTTAGTGCCGCAACAGTTGATCGCTTCATAAAGAAATTTGCGTTCTTTCTATATTCTCCCTTAATCCCATAAACCAAAGAAATCAAACTGTCTGGAAGGATCAAGTTCGCATCCCCAGTAACGATTTGTTCAACTTGGCCGAAACCAGTTCCAGCGTCATAGCTAAGGATACCCTTAGGCTTAGAAACACCGTTACCAGAAACGAAAGCTGTATTTTCGTCACGAGAGAATTTCTCTGCAACTTTACCAGCCAACCAAGATTCAACATTGATTGAAGCATCATCTAAGAATCGTTGAGTCGCAGTAGGCTGCGCATACAATTCGTGAACTGGGATTTCAATCATTTTGAATTGTGGAGTGTTTGTAACAGGTCGTGATTGAGTTTCTTGAACCCAACCAGAAGCAGCTTCGCCAAGATCTTGAAGGATCTCAAGGCTAGATGTTCCAATAGTCTGAATAGAGGCATAAGATCTCATGTCAGAAGTTTCATAAACCTGTTTTACAACTTCAGCAGACATTTCAGGAGTGATTAGGAAACCACCATCCTGATCGCTGTCAGAAGAAAGTGCTTTAAGCTCAAGCTCTCCGCCTTTACCACGCATGTAGCCTTTGAAAGCTTTTTCGTAGTTAACTTCTTTTTCTTCTTTTTGACGACCTTCTTCGCCAGACTTAGCAGAGCGATTCATTGCTGTTTTGATAGCATCGATTTCGTTCTGTTTAGCTGTGATTGCGTCGTTCAGCTTGTTTACTTTTTCTTCGAGATCAGCAGGTGCATAACCTTTTGTCTCGATTGCTTTTAGGCGAGCATCGTTCGCCTTTTTAAATTCTTCGAAGCCCTTGTTTAGGCCCTCAACTAATTCTTTGATTTCCATTTTTAAAAACCCCTTGTTTTTGTTTTTGTTTCTCTCTCTTATGACTTCATCTTGGCGAGTAACTCTGAGAGCGATTGAGCAAGGCTCGGATCGTTTTCATTTGCGGCTCCATCGTCAGACTGGAGTGCTAAAAGTAAGTCGCTGTGACTAATGCCGTTTTGTTTTAATTGTGTGATTAGTTTCCTTACACTGTCAATGCTGGTGTCTTTATCCCAGTTTGATTTCATCGCTGTAATCATCGCCGAAGTGTTCATTGGGAATGTTACGATTGAATATTCGAACAGCTTCAACTCTTTTAATCGTCTGATTGTTGGCTGTGCTCTATCGGGTTCCGCTTTTATCGTCATGTAACCGATCGATAATCCCATCTTCACGCCGTTCTCCATCGCTGATTTCGCTAAGGAGTATTTCTCTCTTGCGACTTGCACGTTTAAATCGAGCTTTCCTTCGACGTAAAGACCTTTGTCGTCCTCTTCCGCCCTTAGGTTCCACCCAATCTGTTTCGTCGGGTCGTGATCCGCTAGAATCGGAAACATACCCCTCAACTCCTTGATGGATTTCTTGAAGGCTCCCTTGTCTACAACGTCCAACCCCTGATCGACGTTTCCGAAAGTGGACGCGTAACCACGAATCATTCCGCTGCTGTCTGCGTCTTTTATCTCTAGCTCGAATGATTTTGTTTCCACCCTGGGAGTCATACGATTGCTTTCCTTTCATTCCTTAATTCTACATTCAGCCCTTTTGCGAAAACAATGTGATAAACCGTATCACCAAATATTGCCTCCGCCTTGAAGGTCTGACCTAGACCAACCTTTAGGCCCTGAACTTCGAACTCATCTAAATGTATTTTGATTTTCCCGCAGTTAATATCTAATATATCGACTTTATTTTTCTCTAAAACTTCCCCATTTTCATAAGGGATCTTTACTTTTATTCCATCGCAACCTTGTAAATTTAGAGGAGCTCCGAACTCATTTTTTATTTGTAATTTCATGCACTACTCCAGTGATATATTCTGATCTATTTTCTTTACTCTCGACAACACCATAAATGAACTTAGGCTCATCAACCGGAGCTGGCTTTGAATAAAATATGTCAGATGCGTCCGCGTACTTATCAGTATCCAACACCTTGTACACAACTATCACTGATTCTACGTTAGGCATCGGCGTATCTGTATTGATATAAAGTCCAGTTTCTACGTGAAATAAGCTGACTGACTTGTACCTATCACCCTTGTTGGTAAAAATATCCGCCGTCACCTTCTCGCTAGGACTATCGTCGAAAAGCTTAAGATTTAATGGGATGTAATCGCCAACTGTTACAATCATTCTAATCCTTAATTTTTGACCATCGGCCATTCTGCTTTTCTTGAGTAACGTATTCAGAAAGAGTGTCTCTTAATAACTTTGGACCTACTGCATCCCTATCGGCTGTTATTTCAACCCCTAAATCTTGAAGAAATTCCCATACAACCTCAGAACAAACCCAACCAATTGGCCAAGGATTTTTCACTTCTCTTTTAAAGAACTTCATTACACGAATATATAAGATCCCAATTAATTGCATTATCGACCAATCATCGCCAACGTAATCAATACACTTCGCAAGTATTCTTATTTTTTCTTGATCTGTTTCTTTAACTTCGAACTCATCCACTAATAAATTATTTTCTTTAATCTTTTCCAAATTAGAAAAATGAAGACCGCCACTTAGTGTAGCATGATAAACAAGCCATCGATGCAAAGATTCTGACCAGATTCTGACATAGGTGTGAGAATACCCGGTGCCCTCGAACATCATTATTAACCATGATATCGGGTTGAATGTTTTTCGTCTCGAAAATCCTACTACAATCATTTAAATCACCTTAAAGTGTTGCGGCAAATTTCCATAAGTCATCAAGTTGCTGAGAAGTCCATCCAAGCATTACCCCTACCTGAGAAACAAGTGGACGATTCCTTTGAAAAGAAATTGAATATCCCCACTCCGTTTTTGCTAAACTTCTGGTCGGCTCTGGTAATGAATTTAGAGCTGTATCTATGTCAGTTAAACTAATACCGGATAGAATTAATGCCTGTCTAATCTGCCTTGGAGTAATATCTTGAATTGGGTCAGAATTTGGTACCTTTGCATAAAGTGCAAGCCTATTCTCCCAAACTTCTTCTGAAGTACCATCTGGTAATTCTAACTCACCAACTTTATTTCCTAGATAATCTAAACAATCTCTTTTTTCCATGATCTCTCCTTAAAGAGCAACCTTACAAGATCCACCGTTGCCGCCAACTCCTCCGGTAACTCCTGATCCAGCAGTTCCGTTTGACCCAGATGATCCGACAGTTAAAGTACCCATTCCTTCAGTTATATTAAATAATTGTATTCTTCCTCCGTTGCCGCCCTGACCGCCGTTGCCGCCAATTCCAGTACCTAATCCGTTAGATCCGTTACCGCCATTTCCACCAGATGCATCAATAAGGTCAGCTACAGGAGCGCCGGTTTTTTTAACGTAAGCAATGTAAATGTATCCACCACCACCGCCACCACCGCCTCCAGCTCCTCCCACGTTACCAGATGCAGGAGCTGATGTCTGTGAACCACCAAGACCTCCTTTTGCCTGAATAACCCCTGCAGGAGTTGATGGGCCAGTAACAATCTCACCGCAAATTAAAACTAAAACAGCTCCGCCTGCGCCGCCGCCGCCGCCGCCTCTAG